GACCGCCATTATATACTCACCTCAGCTTTATGGCTTCTGCAAAATCTGTGATTCTTTTTTTCTGCGTTTTTGGCAACGCCGTACCCTCATAGACAGAAAGACAGGCGATCATATCCTGCATTTCGCCGAAACGAAGTGTCAGGATCTCTCGCCTGTCCATCCCTAACTTGCGGCCGTAGAACAGGTACCAGCTCAGATTTAATCTGACGGACCTGCTTCCCCTGCCTCGTTTTCCGTTTTTTTTACAGGCTCGGTCTCCACGGTTGTTTTGCCGTCGTCGGCAAAGACGGACAGGGCCTGCAGAAACAGGTCGTTGAATTCGTCACCGTCCAGCATCATGAGCTCCCGCTCCGTTACCGGATCGGCTTTGTGCTCCGGGTCTGTAAAATTTGCGTAATCCTCATACGCCCGGCTCATGGCCGCCATGAAACGCGCCGCCGCTGTCTGGGCCGTTTTGTAGGGGCCGTTGATCAGGGCGTTGAATTTGTTGATGTCCCCATCGGGGCAGATCTCCGCGATCTCACAATTTGCCTGTACCGATCTGCGGAAATTGACCTCTTTGCCGAAAACTACCATTTTGTCCTCCTGTTTACGCTGCCGGCGTCAGGACCAGCTTATAGGCTGCCACAGCCGCCTCCTCGGTGGTCTGATCGTCGCCGATCATTTTCCATTCGTGCTTAGCGGTGTCGTCGCGCATGATCGATGCCTCCAGGGCCGTGGTCTGCCACTCGATGTTTTCCTCCTGGGTGGCGGCGTCCAGTCCCTCCGGACTGAATTTGACTTTTTTGATGATGATTGGCGCATAGGTGGTCACGCCGTCTTCCATGTACCGGACGACGAACCCCACGCCTACATAGGGCATTTCCTGATCGTCGTCATATACGTCGAAACTGACCGCCGCGTCGCCTGTGCCCTCGGTCCGCGTTGTCTTCACGCCGGAAATCAGCTTCCGCGCCGTCACCTTCAGCCCGTCCACAGTCAGGGACAGCGTGCCGGAGCTGAATGTCTGGTTATCGCTCTCCGCCTTGACGTTGTCGGCGTAAAAATCATTGTCGCCGCCGCCCTCAACGGACAGGGACACGTCTACGCCACGGGCAAGGGGAATGCCGCCGGAATAGGTGACGACGCCATTTGTCGCCGCGTAAAGCGCCACAAACGGCATGGAATAACCGGTGATTACTTTTCCATTTGCCATTAAAAACTCCTCCTCAAATACAAGAGCCGCCCCGCGGCGGCTCATTTCATAATTTTCTCGATTCCTTCTTCAATGACCTTTTTCATGGCAGCCTCAGCTTCTTTTTTTGTTTTATTGACCGCCCGCGTTATGAATTTATTTTGTTTCATGACGGTGCTGCCGGATTCGATGGATCTGGCAATCATTGCGTTTGGCTTTCCTCTTGGGTATTTTTCTGTCACGTCCGTGTTGTACCCGTCCATGCCGATCTTGACATTGATGTACCCGCTATCATTTTTCTTTTTTGCGATACCCAGCCCAGCCAGCATGCCGTCTATTTCCACTTGTGTTGGGTCTCTTGGCGTTGCTACACGTTTGTTTTTCACAGTCGGTAGCGCCTCGATGTTTGCTCGGATCTGATCGGCCACCACTTTGGCGCCCTCATAAATTGCTTGGCCAACCAATCCAGGCGCTGCAAATTCCAGATTGCCCAGCTTTGCAAGGTACTCGTCCATACCTTTTCCGATTGTCATTTTCGCCATTAGGCCACGCTCCAGGTCCATTCATAATGGATCAGCGCTGTGTCATCCTCATACTGCACCGATTCCAGCCGCCAGCCAAATGGGAAATCAAAACCGTTCAGAATCTCCTGGATCCGGTCAAGGATCGGGTCATATTCCGTCTGGGTGTAATAGGATACAAACCCGGTTATGACCTGCTCCCGCTTCCGATTATCCGCGTCGAAGGAATCCCCCTCGCTGTCCTCGGCCCACGCGCCGAAAGGCGGCGTGAGCTGCGGCCGGTAATAATGGTACATGTTCGGGATGACTGCCAGCGCGTCCCCGATCCGTTTAAGCTTCTGCTGTAACGTCATAATTCCGCTCCAATCTCTGCAGCGTCAGATCCGTCACTTTCAGGCCGTCATCATCCAGCAGCTGCTGTACGTTTGTGATCCGATACTGGCCATCATTTTCCGACATGGACAGGACCGCATACATGCCGATCCGGACCTGGTTGGTGCGCCAGATCCGGATCAGCAGATCGATCTGTTCGTTCACACCGGCCGCTGCGTAATATCGGTTATAGCCAACCGTGCGCTCGCCGAAATAGGCCGCCGTCACGGTTTGCAGCTGCTCCTTGGGCATCTGACCCGCCGCTGCTGTGTTCCGCAGCGTGCATATGGTCACCGTTCCCGCGTCAAACATCGCTCGCCTCCTTGACCTTCTGCGCAAACAGACGGTTGTTCAGCGCGTAGCGCAGCATGCGCGGCATGGCCGGCGTATCGTCGGCCCGTTTGCGGTAGAGGTAGGCCGCGTACATGACCACCAGATTTCCGTCTTCGATGGTGTCTGTCAATGAAATGCCCTCCCGTGTGATCATCTGCTCCGCGGCCTGCAGCAGGTTCTGCAGATATTCATCATGGGCCGTATTTGCGTCGATGATCTCCAGGTTCGCTTTGAGCAGCGTCAATTTGGTTGCGTCTGTCACGGCTTATCCCACCTTTACTTCTTCGATTTGGTTGCTTTCTTCTGTACCGCCTTGATCAGGGGTGTTTTCTGTCGGTTTTTGTTCCCGGCCAGTTCCGCGATCCGCGCCGGCGACGGAGAGACGCCCGCTCTTGGGTAGGTGTCTCCGACCTCATACACGTGGTTGCCGTCCTGCAGATCGCTGAACCGCTTGATCACGGTGTAATCCATCACGCGGCCTCGTTGGCAGTGTCCGCCGCAAAGGTCATGGCTGCGGTAGGCGTTGCGCCGTTGATGCCGATAGCGACAAAGCCCTCGGCAATGGCAGGCGTGCCGTCGTACCGGGCAGTCCCCTTGAACACGGTCTGATCCTGCAGGAAGCGCACGTGCTCAGACGTGGCGAATTTCTGACCGGCCCGCTCTGCCAGCAGGTACAGATCGAAATAGCCGCCGATGATCACGTTATCGGGCACGAAGTTCAGCACCTCGATGATGCCGCCGATGACGGGCATGGTATCAGACACGCCGGTTACGATCCGGCCACTTGCGTCAACAGACACAGTCGCTGCCATCAGCGCGGTGTAGGTGGCCTCGTTCATCACGAACACCTTTTCGCCGCGGCTGTACTTTCCCTTGGCGGCGCCGAAGTCGCCGACGATCGCGGCAATCAGGTCCGCGCCGGTGGTGCCGGAGGCCACGGAAAGGATGTTGGTGGTGTGCAGGTCCGCCCAAGGTCTTGCGGTAGCCGGATAGCCGGAAGGCGCCTCGGTCTGGGCCAGACGGGTCACCACGCCCAGAGGCATGCGAGTACCGGTGCCGTACAGGATGGCCTTATCCAGGGCGATGCCGATTGCCTGTCCGATAGCGGACACCAGCTCCGCCGCCAGATCAATGTCGCTGTCCTCCAGCGTTGCATTGCAGACGGCAAAGTAGCCGCCGACCTTCCAGCAGTTGACCTCGACATCGTTGAACGTCAGATCAAGTTCGTTGAGGTTAGCGCAGCAGTCCGTCCAAACCGCTTCGGGGATCGTTCCCATGATAATCATGCGTCCCTCGCCGGAAATGGCCCGGACGTTCACGTGCCGATACAGCTTGGAATAGTTGATGACATTCTCCCGCAGGACGCCCAGCATCACTTCCGGGATGGTCAGGCCCACATTGGTCAGGGCTCTTTTTTCTTTGATGCAGTTGCGGACCTCGGCCAGGTAATCCTTGACGTCCTCACGGGCGAAAAACATCTCCCGCTCCTGGGCCGTTGCGCCAAACATGCGGGCGCGGGTTTCGGGAATTCTCATATTTTTATCATCCTTTCTCTCATTATCTACCGGCTCCTGGGCGGGTACCGGATCAGCGGCCGGGGTGTCTTCCTCGGCCTCCAGCTCAGCTTCCAGACCTTCAATCTCACGATTCAGGTCTGCCTTTGCGTTTTCGTGTGCGTCCTTGTCCTGTTCAAACTGGGTCACGGATTCTTCTACTGCGGATCTCGTCTCCTCGTCCGCGTCCTCCGGCATCTCGGCAATCGCTTTTTCCAGCTCCGTTTCGCGGGACTGGAATTCGCTGTCTTTGGCCCGGAGTGTATCCAGACGCTTTTTCGCGTCGTCCAGCTTCTTGCGCAGAAGCAGGGCTTTCAGTGCCATTTGCTCAACCTTCCTTTCATCTTTTCCTGCCATGCCTGGTGTCTTTTGGCGCGGATGGACGCCGCTTCCGCAGACCTGGCAGAAATATTTGTCTCCTGATATGCTGGAAATGTACAGGCTGACACCTCGAACAAATCCAGCTCCCTGATCGTCCAGTGCACGTCCCCGTTTTCCAGGATCTCGGTCTCCTCGGCCACGGGGTAGAAACCGAAGGAACATCCGTCCACGTCGCCGCGTTTAACACGCTCATACAGGTTCATGGCATCACGGTCGTTCGGATTGACCGTAACCTTCCCCCACAGACCATGCTCATCCTCACGCAGTTCCAGTGTGTGGGCTTTTGTCCTCCCCAGCACCAATGTCGTGTCATGATTGATCAGGGCGCGGATATCTCCGCTCAGTGTCTTTGAAAAAGCACCGGGCGCAACGCTTTCCGTCATGCCCGGCGCGATTTCATACAGGGAATTGAAGACGGCGAAATACCCTTCAATCGTGGGATCGCCGCCATCCTCACGGGTTATAAACTGTGACGGAATGCTCCGTACTTGTCTCATGTCCATCTTTTACCTACCTTTCTACTCGGCTGATTGTTCTCTGCGCAGCGGGCAACGCTCCGCCTGGTCTGTATTGGCCCACCAGCCTTTACAGCGTTTGAAATACACGTGGGCGCATCGATTTCCGGTCTTCGTGCACTGAATCTTCATGCCGGCCACGTATTTTCCATGGGGACAATTCGGCAGCACCTTCATTCGGTATCACCGCCTTGGATTAGCTTTTTTTGATTGCCAATCATGTCGCTGGGAATGTAATTTTCCAGGATCCGCAGCTCGTCCAGGCCGTCAAGCGGCGACATGCCGATCCGGTCGCGGACCTCGTTGCCGGTGACGATGCCTTTGTCGGACAGCCCGCCGAAGACCTGGTAGATGGTGTTCAAATCCCAATCCATCAGGGACAGGACGTTGAATTTGACATACCACTTGGGCGACAGAATCAGTTTTTTGGTCAGCTCCTGCTGGATCCCGATTGCAATCGGCCGGATTGTGTTCTGGACAAAGTTGTTCCAGGCGTCTTTGTTGTAATCGCCCACGCCCAGGACAAATGCCGGAATGCCCAGAATGGACGCCACCATTCTGCGGTTCAGCTGGATCGTATCGGTGATCGCCAGATCTGCCAGGGACAGGGGCTTGACCTGCTCCACGGCAAACTGTTCTGCCGGAATGATCCACGGCTCCCCTACGGTGGCCGATTTTGCGTAACTGTTCAGCAGCTTTTCCCGTCCCTCCGGCGTGGCAAATTCGTCGATCAATGCATCGACCTTCACGATCAGGCTTGGTTTCCATTTGCTTTTCAGAAAACCTTTTTCCGTGGCGGCTGCCTGTTTGAGGTTATCTGCTACGCCCTGCAGTGACACCGTCATGCCCTTGCCCTTCCACATGTAATACTTGTCCGGATTATGGACAAAATGGAGGACGCGGTCCGATGCGTATGTCCGTCCGTCTATCTGAACGGTGTAATCCCGGAAGCTCCCCGGCGCCGGCTGGAGGCTGATGCGGGAAGCGCTGATCGGTTCAAGATCCTGCAGATAGCCTTTCCGCGTCCGGGGAAGGACGATGCTGTTTCCGCGGCCATACAGCAGCATATTCATGACGATTGCCTCCACCCATGTTTTTCGCGTCATGTTCGGCATCGGCTCAATGTCCAGCAGGCGGCTCAGCTCGTTGATGATCCGGACGTCTCCCCGCTCCGTGTTGGCCATCAAGTGGATGGTGATGCTGCCCATCAGTCTGGCGATCGCATAGCACCCGGCTACAATTTCCGGACATTGATCCAGGGATGTGTAACCGGGCACACACAGAGAATCATCGTCACCGACCACGTATGCAATGGCCGGTAGAGCCCCCCTTGTCTGCCGCGTTCTGTTCCAAGGCATCAGATTTTTTATTTTCATCACATCGATCTCCCCATGTCAGTTTTCGCCCCACCAGGCTTTTGCTTTTTTCTGCCGGGTGGTGGCCTCCATCTTTCGGATGCGTCCCTCCCCGCACGGGG